CCCTGAGTTGTTGTACCAAAACCAACTGAAGTATATTGTATAGAAACTGAGATATCTGGATAATTAAAGTACTGATAACCAGATCCCGTAGAAGAAAATTTAGTATAATTTTGCCTATTATAATTTGAAGGATTTGTGCCTCCAATACCAGCATCACATAATCTAAAGGAATTGTCATTATTTTTTAAGACATAATATTGCGATAATGTGGAAATTCCTATTGTGGATGATTCATAATTATAAGTTACCAATTCCCCATTATTAAAACCATGATTTTCAAAATTGATAGTATGATTGGATGTAGATATTCCCGTTGGTTTGACAATTAATTTTCTATTAGTATAACCACTACCACCATTGATAATTTTAATTTCTGATATTGTGTTCTTATTTAAAGTAGTTCTAAATTTATGAATTCCTGAGTTATTATATGTACTGAATCCTACAGTATTAATGCCAGTTGAATAATCAGAAATAGATAGATACAATTTAACAGTTGTATTATTATCAATTTTTACATAATATGTTCCGTTATTAACTAAAGTTGAAGTTGCATATCCAACACCAATTGCAACATTTCCATTAGAATTATAAATTACTGCTTCACCATTAACTAAATTGTGATCAGTTAAAAATGTAAGTTGGTTTGTAGATGTACTAATACCACCAGAATTTGTAGTTGTTCTACCATCAAAAGATATTTCTCTCACTCTTTTTGTAAGAATTGGATCAAGAACTGCACCAGAACCATTACCACCACTTACTCCAATTGATACGATAGATCTGATATCGTAATCTTGTGCATCTATATAAACTTCTTTAATACTACCACTAATTACTGGTTGCACTAAAGCAGTTGTTCCTATTCCAGATGAAATTGTTAGTAATGGTGGGTTAATAACGTCATAGTTGGTTCCACCATTCAATACATCAATAGATTCCAATGGTCCATAATAAATTTTATCATTTGATTTATAATTATTAATTTCTACACCATTAATTAACATTCCAGTTGGACCTGGAATTGTTACTTGTCCAGTTCCATTTGCAGTATTTACATTTAGTGGAAATTTTTTAAGTACCTTTTGAGCACCAATTTCCTTGGATCGTTGAGAGTAGATTGTAAATGAATGCTCGCCACTTGAAGGTCCAAATGTTAAATAATTAGATCCACCGATAAACGACCTAGAAGAATACAATCTAATTTTTTTCTTATCTACTGATTCAATCTTAACATAATAACTGCCAGTTTCTAAACCAACCAAAGGATTCAGTGCTGGTTGATAATAAATTCTATCACCATCAATAAAATTAACTGGATTATCAAATACTATGGTTGAATAAGTACCATCACCAACAGCATCTGTTAAAATTCCAACTGTGCCATTAGAAATTGATACAGTATTAATATTTTTTGTTATTCCATAAGAAGGTAGTGAATTAGAAGCCGAATATGCATAATCTTGATCTGCATATAAATTCAATATATCCGATAAAATAGTATTATTTCCAAATTCGATTGGAACTATTGAACTACTTGCCGTATTAATTTTTCTTCTTAAGTCATATTTTACTCCAGATACTGGAGTAAATGATAGATTGTTTAAAATAACTTTATTTTCTCCACTAATAATATTGAAAATATATGCAATATTTGTAGTAGAAGAAACTATATTATTTGTACCCCTTTCAATAATTTCAACACTATCTCCAATTTTTAAACTGGATTTATCAATTGAACTAGTTAAAATAAAATTATCAATATCTTCTATTTGATATCTGGAACTACTATTGTATATCCAAGAATTTGCAAAGATTTCCTTATAATTTTTATTCTGTTCTGGATTTTTAATTAAATCACCCAAATTTTTAACAGAGATAATGTCACCTTCACTGACATTTAGATTATCGGATACTTGTACAAATTGAGACAATACTCCAGTAAGTCTTAATTCAACTTTTTTAGTAAGATCTCCATCTTCATAACCATAGTAAATTTCATCAGATCTTATATCGTCTGTAGAAGAAATTTCTTCTTCAACTCCAGTACAACCAAAAAACTGATTAATACTCTTACTTGTGTAAGTTATGGTGTTATTGCCAGATATGATCGTTCCAATTCCTGCAAATCCAATTGTAGAATCAGCAGAAATTACAGACGACCCAACAGAAACATTTTCAAGGCATTTTGTATTCGGTGTAATTGTAAAATTTCCTTCAACCGCAGAAATATCACCATATCCAACAAAAAGTGAAATTTTAAAATACTGCTTATTATTTCGGACAAATGGTTCTACTTCAGATACTGATGCGACTGTGACACTATCAGTAGATTTTTTGATAGTTTGTCCGACTAATTTGGAAGGATCTCCAGAGATTATTTCTGCTATTGTAACTTCTCTTCTAATAAATTCCGCAGAAGAGGGTTTAATCAAAAATTCTTCTAAGTTTACAACTCTTGGAGTTACTCCATAAAGAACATTGAATAAAATTCTAAATGATTCGTCCGTTCCCTTTGCCTGATAAAAAGATCTTGCTTCTTTTATAAAGTTACCAACATTCAAATTAGAAACAAAGTCAAGATCTTCTAATCCCGGTGTTAGGGTATATTTTAATTTTTTATAAAATTCTTTTAAAAATAATGAACTGAGATTTTGTACAGAAGATTCTCCAGTATGAGATGCTGCCGTTGATCCTGAAAATACCAGTTCTTCCTGATTTAAATTTGCATGATAACTTGTAATACCACTAAATCCACGAATACACCCAGTAAATGTATTTGTGGTTAATCCAGTATATGTAATAATCTCATCATCAATTTTTAACAGTCCGTAATTTTGGGGAAATCCTTTAGTACTAGTTACTGTAATGACACCAACAGTAGATGTAATATTAGTACTAAGACCAACTTTGTCTACAATAACTTCTGGGGTAAGATTGTCTAATTTTAAATATTGGTCTAAATTCTCGGCAATATCAATTGGACCACCTTGATATTCTTGAGAAATATAATATTGCTTTAAAAACTCTGCGGCATTAGGATTTTCATCCAAAATAAAATTTGGAAGTTGACTCTCAATAACTTGCTGAACCTTAACTCTAGACTCAAATCCAGTCTGTATCATATTACTTTCTTATTAAATTCCCGTTTGAATAACTTGATCTATAATATGCATTTGTAGAAAATACCGTTCCTGATACTTCATCGCCAGACGCAATTACGTCTCTTACCATATTTATTGTGCTTTTTGAAATACTAAAATTTAAGTATAAATCTTTTAGTCCAATAACATCATTTGATTCTGGATATGCTTGTATTTCTATAATATCATCACTCAATGAAGTTGAGGTAATATTTATTGTTCCCAGTTTAATCTCACCTTTTGAATAATCAATTGTTCCCGCAGATTTAACAATAACTCTTTCACTAATTTTTGTTGTCGTACCAATTCCAACAGAGCTGGGTTTTACTATGGAAAGAATTCCCATTCCACTACCATCTAAATCTCCGGAAGAATTTTTATTTGGCACATCCGTTAGATATACTGCATCTGATTCGTTTGAAATTTTAAATCCAGTAGATTTAATATTATATCCAGAAGAGTTGATGTGAAACTTATTACCAAAACACAGTTCATATTGTGCAAATTGATTTGTAAGTACCTTCAAATCTCTTCTGATTCTTACCTTAGTGATATTGGAAGTTATAGAAGTATCGGTATTGTCAATAACTTGAGCAATTTTACTATATTTAAATCTTCCACCAAATTTATTAAGATCCAAAGAATTTGAATAATTTGTCAGTGAATTAACCACCTTTGTCTTTAAAGATTCAACTGCTGAGACTTGAGAGTAATTATAATATATTGATGTATCAATTTCCACGTATAATACTTTAAGGTCGATTATTTTCTGATCAATGCCCGAAATACTATATTGTTTTAATTGTGATAGAATTCTGGATTTTGAAAAGTCAGAAACATAAGTTCCATTTTTTGGTTTAATGCTGATAGATACTGTTCCAAATTCTGGGGGAATCAATTCTTCTCCACCAACAACAGAAACAGACTCAGTTTCTGGATAAATCTTTTTGATAATTGCCTCGTAGTCACGTGCTGTTACTGCTCTATATTGTGATGAATATATTCTTGGGGCAAAATATTTAATTGAATCTACAGACTCAATATCAGAACCATTTTGAGATGATTGATTTGTTACAATTGTTATATTACCCAAACTAGGAAATCCACCATTTGCACTCTTAATGCTTCCAGAGAATGAAAACGAAGATGCACCATTACCTTCTTTGCCATCGGTGACAATATAAGTGACTGTAATTACCGCATTATTTTCTAATTTCTTACCAATTATCCCATCACCAAATAGTAATTCATATTTTTCATCCTGAACTTCTTGTATGAGATATATTTGTGATGTTGCATTTACACTAAGGATATTATCAACTAAAGAATATTCCACCCCAAGTCCTGTGTCATTGACTCCCTTCACATAAACTGAAATTGTGGATGTATCGATATATGAATTACTCAAGACAAATCTTTGATCTAATGATCCATCAACTGTAAATTGTTTTGTTAAAAATGTTCCTTGGTATGCATCAATATTATTGAAAGATGCACTACCATCAACAACATTTGTCGAGATATTATCAGGAATTGAAAAAGTATATGATGAGTTATCAACGTTGCCTACGCATACTAGACCTGCCTGTAAGGTTACTATTGGGGTATCTGTACTAATTGGTACGTTAAATGATACTTGTGCCTTTGCTGCCGTTCTGGAACGGGGTACATATCCAATATTTCTTGCCAATGAAACTACATTTTCACGGAGAGTCGCAGAATCCAAGAAGGATTCATTCACAATCATATTTGAGTTGAATGCAGTGATATATGTATTATATGCTAATGTATCGATTAAGACTGAAAAATTAGACCCCTCAAAGTCAAAATCCGTGAATGTAGAGTTAGCACGGAGATAATCTTTAATGGAAGTCTTTATCTGATCGAAATCTAGATTTGTAAATTTAGTAAAAGGCATTTTATCTTGTTGCCTCTAATAGGAATGAATATTCTTGAGTCGGAAACTTTTGTCCAATAATATCAAAAATTACATTGACATTGAACGTATTTTGGTCCGGGATAGGATCCACTTCAACTACAACATTAGTGACTCTCGGTTCAAAGTTATTAATTGAGATCTCAATTTGATTTTGAATCACTGATGCAGTACCAAAATCAACAAACTCAAATAAACTTTTTGCAATATCAGATCCTAATAATGAATTAAAGAATCTTTCGGTTGGAATAGTTTGTACAATATTTCTTACAGATCTACGAATTGCATTCTCATTCTTTAATATTGGTAGATCCTTTGTCACAGGATGTGGTTCAAAGGATAAACTGATATCTTTAAATGATCTGGATATCCTTTGAATTGCCATCGAATAAAGTTTTTTATTTATTTATATCTACTTCCATAAAGAACCATAGGTTGGTTCCGTACCATATTGCCAATCATCATAGTCTTCATCATTACGAATTTTTTCATGCAATTCAGTTTGTTTTTTAAGATTATGCTTCGGTGCATAATCATGCATGACTTCTTGAATTATTCTTTTTTGAGAATCTCCGGATTCGAATAACATTTTAGCTCCTGTTTTAATGAATAAAACAGAACTTTTATGAAGGAGGTTGCTATCTCCTATTTCTATTTAACGACATACTTCCCGAAGAGAATAATTATCTGAATTTAAATATTTTAACAACTCTATTGCAATTAGTTTTGGATTTCCTTCACCACAAGTATAAACGTCTATTGCTAAACAACCTTCTTCTGGCCATGTATGACACGATACGTGACTCTCAGAGAGTGCAATAACTATCGTACACCCCTGAGGTATGAAACAGTGCTGGAAGACGTTTAGAATGGTCATTCCTGCACGTTTAATTCCACCAACCATTACCTCTTCAATTGCCACTGCATTATTAATGAGATCGTATTTAACATCATACACCTCTAATAATAGGTGCCTGCCCATTGAAAACTTTTCCAATTCGGTAATAGTTTTAATAAAAAAATATTTATTTCATAAAAAAACGGGACCGGTCCCGTTTTGATTATTTTTTCTTTTTAGAATTGGATGCTTTTTTTTGAGCATTAGATCTACATTGATCAGTTGCTTTTCTTTTATCACCATTACCAAATGTTGGATTTTTCTTTGGTTTCTTGGGTGCCATTATTATCTACCTTGTCCTCTATACCTTTTACGAGCCGAGTTACGAGAACTTGCAGCATACTTAGTATGAGCACCATCCCCTTGACGAGACTTTTTAGGTTTTGCTTCAATAACAACCTTACCATTCAGTGACGGACGCTTAGCCATTAATTTTCTCCATAATAGTAGTCAAAATTTCAGTTTCAATATCTTCTGGATTTGGAGAACCTGTCTGATAGAATTCTAAAGACAAATCCTCCATCACATCAAAGTATTCTTCTTCTGTGAGATGTGAATAAATTCTTTTCCCTTTACAAAGAATATTGTATGCTTCTGCCATTGAATCAGATCACTCTTGTTTTTTCGTGACCAACTCTAATGCGAGGGTCGCACCAAATTTCAAATCCTGCTGCAATTGCATCGAGACAGAATGATACATCTTCTCCGCACATATCCTGAACATCTCCAGAATCAAAGACCTGCATCTTTGGTGCGAACCAAGGATACTTAATACCATCATCTTCGAATACACCGTGCTTAATCAATACCCAACCAAATCCTGTATAATCAACGGTAAATGGTTTGCGACGCTTCGAGATACTATCAACGGTTTCGTGATTCATGACTCCACCATTATTACGGAAGTCATCTTCTTCTAACCAGTGTGCAACAGAAGTCGTGTGTCCGTCCTCAGTAGCATACCAACCAGCTGCAATATCTTTTTCCATCAAAACTAATTGGAAAAACTTTTCGGTATTGAAAACAATATCCGAGTCAATCCAAAGTTGCCAATCATAATGGAGTTTACCATCCCAGGGAATCTGATCAGGTCCACGTAGTACATTCGCACCTAAACATTTGCATCTTGCAAAGTTTACCATTGATGAATAGTCTTGTGAGATTTGAATGCTTGCCCCTGCTTGCACTAAGTCAAAGCAGAGTTGTACAAAACTCTTTAAGTATGTGTAAGAAACTCCCCTACCAGGAAGACAAAAGACAACAGACTTGCCTTTCACCATTTCTTTTGCTTTTTCATAGTCCCATTCGGGTACTGTTGCAGACGCTTCGGGCGCCTTTGCTTTTACTGTAAATCCTTTAGCCATAATTTCAAGTGATTACTTAAGTATCATACATCATTATCTATACATTGTCAATCCTCGTCCTTTTCGGTTAATACTAAGTCTGTCCCCTCTAAAGAAAAGTTTATCTCACTATCCTCATACCAAGAAAGTTCGTTCACAATCCATTCAGGTATTACCACATAATACTCACCAGTAATTGCATCGACTTGTAGTGCCTCAAAATTTTTGTCGGAATTTTTTTTCATTTTAAGTATTATAATTTACCTTTTTCAGAATTATATAGTCTCGGCAATTTTTTGAGTGGATCGATATTTATAGGTCGATTTGGGTCAGTTGTAGGTTAGGGTAGTGATGGGTTTTTATATACGGGGGCACGGGGGGCAACGACCGCATACGGGGCAACTGCTGATTCACGAACGCATAAAGGAATGCCCCCCACCCGTGAGGGCAGGGGGCAGGGAGTGATGATCAGGCAGGGAACGACCGACGACCTGCTTCGGGGTTGCAATAGTACCGGTGACCAGTCCCGGTCCACCCTTGCCAAGAGGTGTGCATGTCTGCCAACTCAGCAGCAGGCAACCCATCATTCTGCCATCCACGGGTATGGGTGTTTGCCTGACCTTTGCCCGGTGCCACCAATTCGTCTCCGTTCCAGGTTGGCAGGTTGCTCACCTTGGTGCCGATCCATACGGTCTGACGGGTTGCGAGGTCGGATGCTTGATTGTAGAGTGCCATCGGTTCGGGGTCGTTTGGTTGACTTGTTAATTGTAGCACGGAACGGGTCAGAGACCTGCCACCCGATCCATGGCAGCTGCACGACGGTCGGATGCATATTGTGCCTTGGCACGGAGCATCACTGCCTCAAGATCGGCAACCATCACCTTACCGATGCCACCGACAGCATTGAGGGTCACACCCCGACCCATGCAACGGTCTCCACTGCCCTGACCCCGACCATGGGAAGTCACACTCTCATCACCATCACCGATGCGAACGTTACCGATAGCAGAACCGGAACGACGGGTGCGTTGCCACAGTTCATCGGGTCGGGCATTGCGACGGGGAAGTCGGGTGATGGTGTAGGTCATGGGGGTGAGGTCGTTTGGTTCTTCCTTATCCTACAGGCAACCCCCCGCCGAATCCGGCAGGGGGTGGACAGTTCAGAGATCGGTCATCATCTCAACCATGGCATCGGCATCGATGGCAGGATCGTTCCACTTGACCCCATCGGCAGTTTGCCCCAGCATCCGACCAATTTGCCCATCAGTCATGCAACGGACGAACTTGACCCAGGGGGTCTCATTGGTGCCGCAGTACTCAACACATGCCTTAGCAGTGTTGTAGAGGAACTCATCGTTGCCGATCCAAAGGGCAGCATTCCAGGTCTGGTAATTTGCCCAACCGTTGTAGGTGTTGCTGGTCATGGGGGGGAGGTCGTTTGGTTCTTCCTTATCCTACAGGCAACCCCCCGCCGTTTTGGCAGAGGGTGTGCCACCTGTCAGACTGTCACCAGATGATGGGGGTGCCATCGGTATCGGTTACAGTGCCCGCCTCCTGATCGGCGGCGATGCCATCCAGGATCTTAAGCAGATCGGCGCCAGTGTTGGCACGGTTCAGCAGGGCAGAGGCAAGTTCAAAAGTCATGAGAGTTGGTGTTAGATAGGGTGGTTTGAGTGAGGGTGTCTTTAGAGCGCATCCCATTCTCTTTGATGTTATGCCAGACGCATAGAGGAGAAGAAAGGAATTACAGAGAATTCGGTTCCCCACTTAGACCGAAGGAACCAAGTCCAGTTCTTTTGGAATACACATTCACCAGGCAATCCGTGCTCCTGAAGAATAGCATTCAGGCGGGATTTGGTGGTGACTGATTGGAACCCACCATCATAAAGGCGGAGAAAACCTTCACCTACCTCAGCAATTTTGTTGCCGTGAAGGAATACAAAACTCACACCATCATGAAACTCAACTTCGGTGTTGCCAGACTTCCAATCACTTTTGGCAGTGATGGCAGCATTCATTTGGGATTCGATCTTACGCATGAGGTGTTCCGTTTGGTTGACTTGTTAAGTATGGCAGGTTTGGGGGGCAAAGTCAACCCCCCGAACCATAAGCATTTCTTATGCTGCCTGGAACCTCCCGTGATTGAAGTTAGCATAACTGAAGACCTCACGATTGACCAGTTTGAACATACCGAAGTCATTAGTCATCACATAACCTTCGGCATCAATCCGATTGCCGTTGATGTATGCAGCAGGACCATCATTGCGGCAGAGGTATACTGCATCCTCTTTGATAGACTTCACCAACTTCCAAAAACTGATCAGGTTGGGATTCTCAAAGTCCTCAGGATTCACCTCCTTACCTTCACGGATACAAGCATTCAGTTGCTTTGTAATTTGAGCAGCAACTTTTGCAGTTACAAACTCTACTCCCAGTGCCATCACCTTAGCAAACTGGCACACCTCTTTAAGGTCGGCAAAGTATTCTGCACCAGCAAAGATAGAGGCAGTAGGTTGCACAAACTTAACGTGGGGGGTATCAGTCCAGATCGAACGATCAGGCATTGCTACAGCATCACGCAGGTCGGTCTCAGCATAATAACAGGTATGCGGTGCGATGATAATGTTTTGATCAATTACCTCCGGAAAGTGATAAGTGATCGTGTTGGGAGTATAAGTATCAGAACCCCCAAAACCAATAAAATCACATTGATAGACAGACTCTGTGACAGGCAGACAATCAAGGCAAGCATGAAGAATAACTGCAACCTGACCTTGGTGGTTTTGATCAATTTCCTCATGAGAATGATTGATTTTGATTTTAACTTTGTTAAAGACACTTTTGGTGCCGACGAAGAACTTTCCATTGGCAGGATTGGTGCCAAAGACTATAGCGGGGGCACCATCAATCTTAACAGTGAGATGACCGGGATTCACGAACCAATCTAACACGGACAGATCACCGGTTAGAATAGAATCTTCGGGGTGTTGGAGGTGTGTGTTTTTCATTCCTTTAGAATACCAGGTTTTGGTGCCCGTGGGTGATTTGGTGGACAGTCCTCCGATTGGCACATATTAGAAATCCAGGAAGGATTCGATTGCTTGATTGATACCCTCGGAGAGATTAGCAGGAGGGAGAATAGGATTCACTTCTCCAATCTCACACTGATAATAGTCACCCAATTTGAGTTCGATCATTGCACCATCTGCACCATCCTGATAGAGTGAACGTGCCACCTCATCTTCCACCAAGACAACACGACGGGCAGTAAGATCCACGACCATCATGTAATCGAAGGTTTTGATCTCTTTGAAGTCTTCTACGGTCTTTGTCTCACTCAGAAAAGACTTAACCTTAAACTTTTTGGTGGCATTTACATCTTTCTTTTTGAAGAAAAGATTCTTGCCCATCTTCATTTCAATCCGAATGAATTCACCATCCTGATCATAGATGAAGTCGTATCCAGTTTGATCGACACGAACAAGATTGGAGAACTTTGAAATACCTTTTTCTACCGCAGTTGCCCTTGCAAAGTTATCTGCATTGGAGGAGAATCCTGCATCAGAATATAGAGAATCCACGACTCCAAAAACTTTGTTCCAGTCAACTTGTGATTCCAGGTGATCAATCAGATTCATTGAATTGCCTTTGTTTGGTTGACTTGTTAAGTATGGCACCCACCGCGGAGTTTTGGGGTGATCAGTGGACACTTATGCAACTGGCACAGCAGATGCAGATTCTAACAAATCAGCAACAAGTTCATCACCATAAAGTTCTTCAATCTCACCAACAATCTGCTCTTCAGTATAAGTCTTATACTCAGGCATCACCATTCTCATCCATCTCAAATACATCCTCCTTAGTGAAGATGAATGCAGCACAAGATGCGTTTGCTCCTTGTTGCTCAATGAGACGATCTACGGATTCTTTGAGTTGTTGAAGTGTGCGGTTCATTTCAGTAGGTACGAATTGCAGCAACTTTGTCATAGAGTTTGGCAATATCTGTGCCAAGCAGTTCACTCACTTCGTCCCAATCATCATGAAACTCAATGAGAGAAAGGAGTGCCTGAATGTCGTTTTGATTGAGTTCTAGAACTTCCATGATTTAATAATCGTAGTTTGCGTTGATGTACTCATTGAAGTCGAACTTTTCTTGCTTAAGTTCAGGAATGTCCAGATCGAAAATCTCACCTTCCATGTCTGCAATCTCAGACCAGAGTGTGTCTTCCATGTGGTTTTCTCAGGTACGAATGTAATGTAGAACGGATCGGGGGATTTTGCAAGGGGGGTTGGACCAGTTCTACGACTGGCACACTCCCCCCACTAAGTGTTAGAAACTGCTGGAGAATACGTAACCGTCGATGAAATCGAAATCATAAGTAAGTGACTGCTTCCAGGTTGCTTCCCAGTCAACAACTAGAAACGCAGGAACTTCACCATAGATTTCACTGTAATACTCTTCGGCAAAAGTTTCCTCATCATAGTATACACCACGGAACGCATCTTCCACGTTCTCAACATAACTCATATCACCGTGATACTTAACGAAAGCATCAACTACATCGTAACCAATGTTCTCACCTACCTTGACATAATCCTCATAGTAAACAACAAGATCTGCCTCGGAGTTATTATCAACGAACTCCAGCATATCATCCAGATCGTAATTGTCTTCGATCAATTGTTCGATCTTCTCAACAGTCTCAATTGCGAAGACTTCTTTGTAGTTCACTTGCAGAGTCACGGACATTTGAGGAATTTCTCAGGAACAAATGTAGAATATCAGAGTTTGGGGGGCAGCGCAACCCCCCTTGTGCCAGTTCTCCGACCGTCACACATCATTCATAACTTTTAAACGTCGCATGATATCATACACATCCATCTGATCCATGTCGATCTCATTCATATCAACCGGGGCAAATTCTTCCAGGTTAACATTACCATCTGAATTAATCGGAGCATAATACAACTCATCTCCATCTTCTTCCGAGAGAGTGAATACGCAACCATAATCGGTGGAAGTTAGAAAAATCATTGGTGTTTCAGTAACGAATGCAATGTAGGACGAATTCAGGAATATTGCAAGGGGGTCTGTGCCAGTCTCTCGACTGTCCTCATTCTCAATAAGATTCTACTATTGAGAATCAATAAGTCTTGTACTATTGAGAATGAGATCCAATCTTCGAACTGGCACAAGACTAGAAAGGATCGTACTCTTTGATGCTACAATGGACTTCTTCGTTACCTTCGAGTTCTAGTAACTCTTTCCAGTCTATATGTTCTACATCTAGATCATCATAACACATGATGTCTAGTGTAACTGTGAGTAGGCGTTTCTGTGCTAACATGTGCATCTCGTGCAATGTGTACTAGATTCTATCATGCATAGTGCCTATATGCAAGTGATTCGTAATCTTGCCCGTCTCGTGCATAATCCTCGTCGAGATCTAGTGCATACCCGTCGAGATCATATGATGCATCGTTGGTGTATGTATAGTCGAGATCGTAGTCGTCGTACATAGCTCGTCGAGATGTGTATGTGTACTAGATGATTGTAGCATGAATCTCGACGAGATGCAAGTATGATGTGCAGGTCTCGACGAGATTGTTGTATGTATATATGTGTCTAGACTAGAATTATACCACATCTAGTCGAGATTGGCAATCCTTATGCTAAGTTTTGTGTGGGTTCTGGGAAATTTCTGCGGGGGGGTTGACATTATGAACTTCGTGTGTTATAATGCGCAGGCAAAGGTCACAAGTCT